AATTGAAGTATTTTCTACCTCATGCATATCATATGCCTGCATTTAAACTCGGTAGATGGGATGGAACGGTCCGCTTTTGTGATGTCGGTGGTAGAACTTATCTAAATTTATTAGATGATGTTTTGCCTGTAATCATTGAACAAGGCTATGAAGTAGTCATTGATGATAGGCGTGAAAACGAAGAAATGAGTTTTCCAATAGTAACTGAGGACTTCTGGAAAGGAGTTACTTGGCCTGAGGGACACATAAAGGCGGGCGAACCCATTGTTTTACGAGATTACCAAGTTGAAGTAATCAATCAGTTTATATCTGCACCACAATGTCTACAAGAGATAGCCACGGGAGCAGGTAAGACGATTATGACTGCTACAATGAGTAAAGTAGTAGAGAAGTATGGTAGGTCAATTATCATCGTTCCAAATAAAGATTTAGTTCGACAAACAGAAGAAGATTACAATAATTGTGGACTAGATGTTGGAGTATATTTTGGTGATAAGAAAGACCATGGAAAGACACATACAATTTGTACATGGCAAAGTTTAAATTCTTTATTAAAGAAAACTAAGAAAGGCGAAGCAAATATCCAAGAATTCATCGAAGATGTATGTTGTGTTATTGTTGACGAAACACATCAAGCAAAAGCAGATGTATTAAAAGATTTACTGACTAGTGTATTTGCTAATGTGCCTATTCGTTGGGGACTAACAGGAACTATTCCTAAGAGTGATTGGGAATCTGCTAGTCTACGTAGTTCACTTGGTGAAGTGATAAACAAACTATCAGCAAAAGAATTACAGGACCAAGGAGTGTTAGCCAATTGTCACGTTAACATCATTCAAACACAGGAGACGGCAAGTTATCCTAACTATCAGAATGAGATGACATTTTTACTTGAAGATAAAAAGAGATTAAAGTATGTGGCTAACATGATTAAAGAAGTATCTGTTTCAGGAAACACTCTTGTTCTTACAAACAGAATTAAAAATGGCCAAGCATTACAAGACCTTATACCAGACTCTGAGTTTGTTCAAGGTTCTATGGCAGTTACAGATAGAAAGGATGCATATAATGATATAAATGAAGGCACGAATACAGTTACAATTGCTACTTATGGAGTAGCCGCAGTTGGTATTAATATTCCTAGAATTTTTAATCTAGTTCTATTGGAACCAGGAAAATCGTTTGTTAGAGTTATTCAATCGATTGGTCGTGGTGTTCGTATTGCGGAAGACAAAGATTTTGTACAGATATGGGATGTAACTAGCAGATGTAAGTTCTCAAAAAGACATCTTACAGAACGTAAGAAATATTATAAAGAGGCTTCATACCCATTTACAATAGAAAAAATAACATATTAATGAAAAAGATAACTAAGGATAATTATGAAAATATTAACACCAGCCAATAAATGTTTTGAAATGAACAGTTTGCCAGATGAGATAGATGACATTCGATATTGTGTAATGGATGTAACAGATAAAGATGACCCAGATTTCTTCTTTATTCCTTTGGTATTCATAGAAACATTCAGTGCGCCGAGTATGAATATTAGTATTGGACCATATAATATTGAAATGCCAATTGATTGGAATATTATGATAGGAGAATCAGAACTCGGATTGTGTGAATTTATTCCACTAACCAGCATAAATGAACGAAAATTTGATACACTATTGACAAACCCATTAAAAGGGTTTACAATGGATTGGCAACCAGTAAAAGTTAACAATGTATTTGCAGATGTGAAATGGTTCTTCCCTAAATTGAAGTACGGGCACATTCTTGCAATACCACTAGAATATGGAGATAGTCCGAAATGTGCATATTTTGTAAAAGACTTAAATCGCATACCAGACCAAATGACGAGTTATGATTTTTTCTGAAAGTGATAGAGGTCATAGAATCGTAATTGATTCGTATAAGAAAGCCGATGAGGCTTATCAATGGTGTTCAGATAATATTCCATTGACAGAATGGACAGTAGTACAAGATGAGAATGCTGAATCTTTTTATTTTGAAAGAGATGAGTATGCTCAACAATTTTTATTAGTCTTTGGCGGAAGGTATTATAAACATGGCAACTAAGTTACCACTAAATGATGTATTGAACGCAATTGATAGAAAAGATTTCAATTGGTATGCAAACCTCGATGCTGAGAAAAAGAAAGCATGGGGTAGTTGGTTGTTTATACGTTATGCTAGTTCTACTAAAGGAAAAGATAAAGAAGATTTAATATTGAACACAAATGAGTTTGTGAATAAACATTATGGAGATATTCATAAACATGATGAGTTAGTTTGGAAGTTAATGTGTTTGACAGGTACAGGTAAGAAACAGTACCACGAGTGGATTAAACCACCAAACTCAAAGATAAAGAAAGATGCTATCTCTCAGTTTGTGTCAGAAACATATCCTACAATGAATGGTGTTGAAGTAGAATTGTTTCTAAAAATGAATGATGTTGCAGATTTGAAACAAATGGCAACTGATATGGGTATGACTGATAAAGAAATCAGTGAAATTTTTGGTAAAAAGAAAGCAAAGAAGAAGAAAAAATGACAGAAGTAATAATTTATGTTGATGGAGAAAGTGCATCTTGTATGGGTGAACTAAATGACCATCCTAAAGTTTATTACTTTGTTCCCGAAGAGGGATATGTAGTTTGTGGATATTGTGGTATCAAGTTCGCAAGGAGAAAAGAAGATGTTTGAATGTCAATATTGTCACAAAAAGTTTAAGGCTGAAAGGACCTTAATGGTTCACGTCTGTGAACCTAAAAGACGTTGGATGAATAAAGACGAAAAATATTCAAGACTGGCCTTTTATGCTTTTAATAGATTTTATGAATTAACACATGCAGTTGGAAAGCCAATTGACTTTGATATGTTTGCGAAAAGTAAGTTTTATCTAGGATTTGCTAAGTTTGGAAAGCACATAATCAATATAAATGCAATAAATCCTGAAGAATTCATTGACTTTGTTATACAAAATAGTGTAAAATTAGAGAAGTGGACATCAGATTCAGTATATAATACATATGTACAAGAGTTAAATAGAAAGGAATCTGCCGATAGGGCGGTAGAACGAAGCATATTACTTATGCAGAAATGGGGTGAAGAATATGAAAGACCTTTTAATAAGTTTTTTAAAGAGGTCAGTAAGCCATTGGCAATTCATTATATTAAATCAGGACGTATTAGTCCTTGGGTTATTTTTAATAGTGATAATGGTGCTGAATTAATCGATAGTTTTTCTGATGAAGAATTAATTATCATTAACGATTATTTGGAACCTGCATTTTGGACACGAAAGTTTAATGCTAGGGTAGAAGATGTGCAGTTTGTTAAAATGATATTAAATAAGGCAGGAATATAATGGCAACAAAAAGAGAAACTTCAACAGTAGGTAATTTAGTTATTCAGAAAGACCCAGAAACAGGAGAATTGTATTTAGAATTACCAAAGAATACATTAAAGAAGTTGGGATGGAATGAAGATGATGTATTAGAGTGGATAGAAAATCCAGATGGAACTTGGAGTGTAGTAAAAGTGGAGAATAAGAAATGAATCCAGATGATTTAATGAGTAAAACTGATTACTCTGATTTAACAATATCAATAAATGATTCCTATTGGAATGATATGGGTGACACAAGAGACGATGAAATTAAATCTATGAATGACAGATTGTCAAAGATTGAAAATCGTTTATCGATTCTTGTACCTGATAAAGATATGCTAAAGAAGTACAAAGTATTACAGGACATATACAATCAGTATAAGGCCGCAGAAGCATTGCTTTCTGGTCCTGAATCGGAGATTGTATGAAACATACTAGACAATATACGTGGGAAGGTGTACAAGAAGCAGTCAATTCAATTGCTATGCAAATGTTTAAAGATGAATGGCGACCAGATTACATCGTGGGTATAACTCGTGGTGGATTAGTACCAGCAGTTCTACTTTCACATGCTACTGATATTCCGATGCATACATTATGTGTTCAATTAGAATCAGACGGCTTAGATGAAAATACAGAACATAATGCGATTATGGCTAGAGATGCATTAAAGAATAATAAAAAGATTTTAATTATTGACGACATCAATAGAGGTGGTGACGCAATGGAATGGATTCAAAATGATTGGCAAGATATAGTTAATGTTCAAAACTATGTGCCAACTGCGTGGCATACAAATGTAAGATTTGCGTCATTAATTGATAACCCTAATTCTAAAGTTCCTATGGATTATTGTAATGAAGAAATTGATTTAGACGATGAAGAACTTTGGGTGGAGTTCCCATGGGAGAGTTAATAAGACGAAACTCTAAAAGAACGCAAGAAAGACTTTTACGACTTCGTAAGATTGTAGGACCAGAAAAGAATCCTAAAAGACGATTTGTGGCAGAATTTGATAACGAAGAATATTTAAAATGGACTTCTGTTTCTTGTAAAGGAGTAGATTATGGGCAAACTCATTTAATTAAAGGTGCAGGAAGACTAGGAGAATTAGTAGATTGGTGTGATGACAATTGTAATAAGTTATATGTTTTAGGTATGAACGATATAATATTTTTTGAAGATGAAAATGATGCGGCAATGTTTACTTTGGTATGGAAATGAATATAGTAAAAACTGATATTGATATTGATGTAGTTGATAGAGAATCTCTATTAACACACTTCAAGCATATTCCAGCGATTATCAAAAAGAAAGATGATACGTATGATAAACATAATAGTGGTGTATATCTTCAACCTATTCCGTTTGACCAGTTAACTGGTTTCTCATCAATTGATTATAAAGAAGCAGAAGACAGAGGATATTTCAAGTTAGATTTTCTAAACAATTCTTTATATGAAGGTGTAAGAGATGAAGAACATTTAGACAAACTAACAAATCAAGAACCAATATGGGACTTGCTACAACATGAAGATGTTGTTAAAAATTTAGCACATGTCCATGCTCACATTGGGGTTTTAAAAGTATTGAAACCACAGAGTATTATAGAACTTGCAGAAGTTCTAGCAATCATTAGACCTGCAAAAAGACCTCTCTTAAACGAGAGCAAAGAAAGAATTAAAAAGGAAGTTTGGATGAAACCAACTGATGGTTCATATTATTTTAAGAAAGCACATGCGATTGCATATGCAGTAAGTATTGTTGTACAACTTAATCTATTTTGCGAACAAGTTGAACAGAACGCCGTTTAATTCTCTTTTGAATAATATTCGTTAAACTTGTTTCTGGACCCCATAGAATTTCAGTATCTTTGGTATTCATATTCAGAATACATTTATTAAATGGTTCTATTTGTGACCTGAGAAATAGATTTATAGGAATCAATCTATTCGATTCCCACCACCATTGTTCACCAAGTTCTATGAAATGTTTTCTGGCCTCAGCATTATCAATCTGCTCAAAATTGTACATGGATGTAATTGTACTGTCACTGTTGATGATGATTCCAAGATATTCTGTATATTCTTTTTTATTGCCATATTTGACACATGAGAAGAATGGATAGTTATCCTGTAGCCATTGTATTTTATCTTCATCTATCATAAAAGGTATTTATCTCTCCTGAAAAACCTCTGGAAGATAAATACATATATGATAAACTTTAACTTATACCAATACGAACGAGATATAGAAGTTGTTGTACAGGACGGAGATAACAACGCAACTATGACTCAATACCTGGGGAATATGCCAATGTATGATACTACACACAAACTACATAAGGGTATCGATAATACTCTTAGATTTAAATTTAGGGATACAGATAGAAAATCTATAGACCTTACTGGAAAAACTGTTATATGGAAAATGTACGATAGAGAATCGAGAGAAAATGTACTTTTCAAATACTTAACTATTACGAACGCAACAAAAGGAATGGGGACATTATCAATCCCGACTTCTGATACAGTCCTACTCCCAGAGGGATTTTATCAATTTGCGATGTATACAGTAAAGGATGGTGTAGAGCAAATCATTTATACAGACACAAATGACAATGCCCATGGCGTACTTGAAGTATTAGATGACGTTTATCCAGAGTTTTCAAACTCGCAATCAACATCAACATTCTTTGATAATGGAACAAGAAAGATATCAACTGTATTTGACGGTGCAGGCGATACAATCAAATCAAAATCGATTCACACATTTGCTGTTTATTACACAGGCTTCACAGGAGTTCTGAAGATAGAAGGAGACTTAAGTGAACAAGCAAGTTCATCAGATGACGATTGGTTTGATTTAACTCCAAGACTTATGTATGACCCAAATATTACAATTAATAATGAAACTGGCGTTCAAGGATATGTTGTCCAAGCAAACGTTAACTGGCTTAGAGTTACATATCCAAATACAGCAACAGGAACAGTAGATAAGATATTGGTTAGAAACTAATCAAAACCACTTGACTTTTGGTCTCTAATGTTGTATTATAACAACATGGAACTTCAACAAACGGTTTATCAATTCATTCCCGGTAAGACAAGACAAAGTTCAGGCGGCTGGCTGAGTTTTAATTGTCCGTGCTGTATCGACCAAGGAGAATCTCGTGCTGACACGAGAATGAGAGGTGGATTAAAGAATGAGGGTGATTTAGTATCATATCATTGTTTTAATTGTGGTATTACAGCATCTCATAGAAAAGGTCACGTTATAAACAAGAATTTCGTTAAGTTTATGAGATTGTTGGGTGTTCCTGAGAGTGAGATAAAGAGATTACAGATTGAAAGTATAAGAGAAAAAGAATTATCAGAGGGACCTTGGGTGTTTACATCAAAAACTCAAACTACTAGAATACCATCATTTGTTAGTATGAACTTGCCAGAGGGTTCAGAATTATTAGAAGATATAATAAATAAAGATAACCCACCAGAGGGTGCCATTATGGCGGCAAAATATCTTCTTGACCGAGAAGTTTATGACTTTGTTGATACATATTGGAGTAGTTCATTTGGATTTAAGAATCGTATAATATTTCCATTTAAACAAGGCGATAGAATTGTTGGATATACAGGAAGAGATTATACAGACAAGTCAGAGTCTAAATATATGACAAAGCAACCAAAGAATTTTTTATATAATTCTGACAAGATTAGAGAAGATAAAGAATTTTTAATTGTAGTAGAAGGAACAATTGATGCGGCAGTCTTAGACTGTGTTGCGATAATGAGTAACGAAGCATCACAAAATCAAATTGATTATATTAATCAGTTTAAAGGCGAGGTTATCGTTTGTCCTGATAGAGATAACGCTGGTAAGAAGTTAATACATCAGGCACAAGAAAACGGTTGGAGTGTTTCATTTCCAATCTGGGAAGAACATATTAAAGATGCGGCGGATTCAGTAAAAGAATATGGAAAATTATATACATTAAAATCTATTATTGATGGCCGTATAAGTAATAGTACAAAGATAAGTGTTAAGACGAAAATAATGTGAGTTTATTAGTGGGTGAGCCAACCGACCACTTTAAAAAAGCGGAGGACAATTCGGCAGGAGGGACTCATAACGACCTGCTTACAATAAAAAGCGTAGGAGCAAAATGAAGTTAATTAATAATAAAAATGATAGAGAAAACGTGATACCAGAACCTAAAAAAATGCCAGAGATGCCACCACCACCCCCGATGCCATCTCCACCTGTACCACCAAAACCACCAGGTGAATTTTTGCGAGAGAATGGTGTATTACATATGGATAAAGAATTCAATCAAGAGAATTGTATGCCTTTAGTTAAGATGATTATGGAATATAATTTGATGCCTGAAAAAGATGCACCAAAAATTATACATCTATATATAAACAGTCCAGGTGGATACGTAGATAGTTGTATGCATCTTATCGATGTAGTAAAGCAATCACGTATTCCAGTGTACACATACGGAATGGGTTCAATTGCATCGTGTGGTGTTATGCTTATGATGGCTGGTATCAAAGGACATCGTTATCTAACTCAAAATACAGCAGTCATGTCACATGAATTTAGTGGTGGAACAAAAGGTAAATACCATGATATGCTAGATGCACAGTCTCATATGGAATGGACCAATAAGAAACTACTTGAACATTATGTGAAATGCACAGGAAAGAAAGAACCATATATTAGAAAGCATCTTTTGGCGCCCAAAACAGACCATTGGTTAACTCCAGAAGAAGCAATTAAACATGGAATTGCAGATAAACTAGTTGAAACATATTGACAAAGTACTTAAAATTTTGTATAATATTATAAACACTCCAAGGATATAAATGTCAGAAGTCAAAAACTATTCAGCCGACTTGCAGAAATTGTTCGTTCAATTTATGCTGACCGACCCTCAGTTATTCACACGAATAATGGGAATAGTTGATGAACGACATTTTGACAGACCCATCCGTGATATTGTAAAATTTCTTATTGGATATAGTGCAGAATATTCTACTATGCCGACAGTTGAGCAGATAAAAGCAGAAACTGGTCAAGAGATAGAACTACTTGAAGATATAGAAAAACATAATGAATGGTTTATTGATGAGTTCGAAACATTCTGTAGACATAAAGCAATTGAAAGAGCAATCGTTAATAGTGCTGATTTACTTGAAGAAGGTAAATACGGTGAAGTAGAAACTACAATCAAAGATGCAGTTCAGATAGGTCTTACAAGGTCTTTAGGTACAGATTATTTTGATGACCCTAGAAAAAGATTAGAAACATTAAAAGATAATAATGGTCAAATCACTACAGGTTGGAAAGACTTAGATGATAAACTTTATGGTGGTATTAATCGTGGCGAAGTAACTATCTTTGCTGGTGGTTCTGGTTCAGGTAAATCTTTATTCATGCAGAATTTATCATTGAATTGGGCACAATCAGGAATGAATGTTGTCTATCTTACTTTAGAATTGTCAGAAGAATTATCAGCAATGCGTATTGATGCGATGGCAACTGACAAAAGCACTAGACGTATCTTTAAAGAACTAGATGATGTTGAGTTAAAAGTTAAGACAATTGGTAAACAAGCAGGAATGCTTAGAATTAAATATATGTCATCAGGTTCAACAATCAATGATGTCCGTGCATACTTAAAAGAACTTCAAATCGTAACAGGCAAGACAGTTGATTGTATTTGTCTCGATTACTTAGACCTTTTAATGCCTGCAACTAAGAAAGTTAATCCAGGTGATTTGTTTATCAAAGACAAGTATGTCACAGAAGAAATTCGTAACTTTGCAATGGAATCAGAACTAGTTGCAGTTACAGCCTCGCAATTAAATCGTTCAGCAGTAGAAGAAATTGAGTTTGACCACTCTCATATTGCTGGTGGTATCTCTAAAATTCAAACTGCTGATAATGTTATTGGTATCTTTACAAGTAATGCGATGAGAGAACGTGGTCAATATCAACTCCAACTACTAAAAACTAGAAGTTCAAGTGGTGTTGGTTCTAAAATAAATCTAGTATTTGACAGAGATAGTCTTAGAATTAGTGATTCAGACTTAGAAGATGATGATTTAGCCGTGGGTTTACAAGACTCTCAAACTGCAAAAATAATGGACAAATTAAAGAATTCAACTACAATAACAAGTTCAAATGATAGTGATTCTGTTACTCCACCAGAGAAAAATCAATCTGCAATGAGTCTACGTGCTATGGTAAAGTCTAAAAAGGCTACTCCATTCGATGATAATTGATAAATACTGATAGGAGAATTATTTTATGACTAAGAAACCACGTAGAAGTCTATTTGAAGAATTAAACTCAATGGCGATTTCTAAAAATGAGCCAGAAAGATTTGTCGAACAAAAAGGCGAACATATAATTTCGGGTGCAATAAATTTAATTGAATTCATTCACCGTGAGTTCGATGATGCTGTTGCTGTGGACTTAACCAAGCGTCTTGTTAATAGCATTCGTACGGGTGACATGAGAAAATTCAAACGAGGAATAACTCATGCAAAACGAAAAAACTAGTCTTCAACAACAAATCGATGAACTAAAAGTTCTCGCTGGCATTTATAAGCCATATCAACCTGAAGAAACTCAGCAAGAGAATATTTCCTATACAGGAACTGAAAAGTCTCAGTATCAAAAGAAACATAAAATAGAACCAGGAACACAAGAATGGTTCAAGTTATGGTTTGCACGTCCTAGAATGACTGGCGAATCACCATACGGTAAGAAATAATATGAAAGTTAGAGAAATAGTATTAGGCAAAGGCCGCGAAAGAAGATTTAGAGGACCAAGAGTGCCTCGTAATAAACAAATCGGCTTTCATCAGAAGATGAAGAAACTTCTGGATAAAGCCCTTAAAGAAGAGGGTGCAAGAATTCAGCATTTAGAAGACTTGATTATCTGGGATGGTTCAGCCGGTGGGCAAAAAGCAATTGCTAAACTACATCAAGTAGAAACTTCTCCAAAATCAATTAGTATCAAATGGGATGGCTCACCAGCCGTTATCTTTGGTCGTAATGAGAATGGCGAATTTGTACTTACAGATAAAAGTGGATTTGGTGCAAAAGGTTATAATGGTAAAGTAACAAGCGGTGATGACCTAGAGCAAATGTTTTTAAACAGAGCCAAAGGCGAAATTGAAGATAGCAGACGTGAGTTTGCATCAAAGATGAAGAGTATATGGAACACAGTAGAAAGTGTTATACCTAAAGATTTTAGAGGATACTTACACGGTGACTTGTTATGGTTCTCAACTCCACAATCAAAAGACGGCAGACTTATATTCAAGCCAAACACAACAACATATTCAGTAGATGCTAAAAGTGATATCGGTAAAAAGATAATTAATTATGATGTAGGTATTGTAGTTCATGTAGTGATTGACTTAGATGGCAATAAAAGCAATGTAGATATGGGCAAACTTCAAGCAGGCAAAACATGGATTATGCCTCCAGTATATGTTACTAAATCTCCTGGTGTTGACTTACCAGAAGTAGACAGATTAGAAAGTTATCTAAAATCAAATGCAAATGTAATTGACAAATTATTGGCAGTGCCAGCCGAATTAAAAATGGCAGACTTTGGTAATATTCTTTACACTTATATCAATAATAGCACAAAAGCAGGCAACCTAGATAAACTAGGAAATAATTTCAGTGAATGGGTAGACTCATCAAAACTAAGTGGACCTAAGAAAGAACGAGTAGTTCAATGGGTTCAACAAAATAGTGATGGATTTGAAGCAATCTTTCAATTCATTAAGGGTGTTATGACTACAAAGAACAAGATTATTAAAACGTTAGATTCTCAACCAGCAGATATTGAAGCCAGTACAAATGGCGAGAGAGGTGGAGAAGGCTACGTAATAGACAAGGACGTGAAACTTGTTAATAGAGCAGGATTCACAGCGGCAAACATGAGGCAAGAGAGATAATTTTTAACTACAATAATAAGACAATGGGCAAAAGAACAGTACCACACGTAAAAACACCAAAAAGAGGACAAAAAGCAAGTAAAAAGAACATGTCACATTCAACATTCGTAGCAAAGAGACATCCAAATAGCAAACGGGTGACAAGTGGGTCAATAAGATAAGATAAATACAATAGGATATTAATGGAGAGAGTTATGTTGATTAAGGAGTCAAAAAAACACCTTAATACCAATAAGATGTCTTATTGGGAACATTTTATCTTTGCATTTTTGTTTATGATAGAGTGTTTAAAGATGACTTTAGCATTAATTGTGCATATGTTTGTACCAGCGTTTTTTACCACATATTCAAGTGATAAGACTCGTGAAAATGCAAAGATGATAGAAGAAATGGAAAGCAAATAATGGAACAGTACGAAAGAGAAAAACTACAACTTGTAAATACTTTATCTGAAAGTAGACTATTCAGAACAAAGAAAATGGCTAATGATGTCAATATAGACGATGCCGCCGAGTTAGTTTTTGTTCATTTTCTTATATTAAACATATTCAATAAAGATTATGATTTTGCCCCTTTGGCAGGCGATATAGCATCTCGTACTATGGTTTATAGAAATTTCGATTACTTTAGAACGAATGGCACAGATATGTATATGGCTTTTAATCGTTTAATGGGTAAAGATAATGATATTGGCGATGATAAGAAAGATGAAATAGCAAAGAGTAGACTTTCATTACAGAAAGCCGATATCCTAAGATTCTTGCTTCATTATTCTAACAATAGAAGTGATGCATCATTCGAACAGAGATATCTATTGAGATATCAAAGAAATCTTAATATTCAAGATGGAATGTTAAAGTCAGTTCGCAGACTAGTAGGTGATTGGGATAATTTAAGTCAAAATCAAAAAGCACTAGTTGTTACAAGATTAGTTCAATATATGCGTAGAAAAGCAAGATTAGCCGAAATTATGCCAGCACTTCTAAAATTACAGAAACGTGGTAACTATATTCACAAAGATAGCAAGACTGCAAAAGAAACAATCAAAAAAGTATGGGATGAACCCATAGTCAAAGCCGCGGCGGCTGGTGCCGCAATCATTGGTGCTAGAAAAGTAGGTAAAGCCTTAGGAAGAAAATGGGGCCAAACAACCTACGTCACAGACAGAAACTACAAGAAAAAGAGATAATTTCGTTATCTAACGTCTTAATTACCCTCATAATATGATAAATAAGAGTGTAGGGCAATGAAACCCTAACAGAAAAAGCAAAGAGATATTATCTCTGAGTTTAACATAATAACATTTCTTAAGGAGAAATAAAATGGCAGCAATAGCAAAAGCAGGTAACGGATTAGGTTCAGTTACTACAGTTTTAGTTTCAGACGCGGCAGTAGCCGACCAAGCGGCTTTAGATGCAGTTTCGGCAGCATTACAAAACGCAGGTCACACTGTAGCAGGTATCGATGGCGCACACGGTGGCACAATGCACTTCGCAGTTCAAGGTGGTCCAGATGCATCTGGTTACTCAGCAACAGTTATGGGTCAGGCGCTTTCAGCAGTTTGTACTTTTAACAACTAAGAAATCTTTTAATTAAGTGAAAAAGCCCTCTTTATGAGGGCTTTTTTTATCTATAAACATAACTTTTCCCTCTTTTTTTATAAATACAAATGTAAGTGATAAAGAGAAACACTTACGATACTTGAGTTATCTTCCGAGTATTCAAATGCATGAGACTCTTCCGTGCAGTGCCTTGAGAATCCTTCCGAGGTATAAAAAATAGAAAAAACTAAAATATGAAAATAAACATTTTTATGTTTGTTATTCCGTGTATGGTATATGGAATAATTATTTAAATGGCTAATTATAGGAGATAATAATGGCTGATATTAAAAACTTTGGAATCCGCGGAATCGGTTCTGATGTTCAGTTTGGTAAGTCGGGTGGCCGAGTCGTATATGATTCAGGTAATTCACTTTTCAAAGTAACAACAGACGGTTCAACGTTGGGCAACATGAATGTTGCAACTCCAACTTCGGATAACCATGCGGCAAACAAGAGTTATGTTGACTCAGTTGCTTCAGGATTGGATGTTAAAGATTCAGTTCGTGCGGCTTCTACAGGTAACGTAACTATAAGTGGTCCTGGCGCTTCTATTGATGGTGTTTCACTATCAGCAGATGACAGAGTACTACTAAAGGACCAGTCTTCTGGTTCAGAAAACGGTATCTACGTATGGAATGGTGCGGCGTCGGCAATGACACGTGCTACTGATATGGACGGTAACGATGAGTTTGTTGGTTCTTTTTTCTTTGTTGAAGAAGGTACTGTCAACTCAGACCAAGGCTTTGTATGTTCTACTGATGGTGCAATCACTGTTGGTTCAACTTCAATTGCTTTCACACAATTCACTGGTACTGGTCAGTTAACAGCAGGTAATGGTTTATCTAAATCTGCTAACACGTTTAATGTTAACGTTGACGATACTTATGTGAAAATCAATGGTTCAGACCAATTAACTGTTAAAGGTACTACGACTACTGGTCAAGTACTTCGTTCAGACGGTTCAGGTGGCGTTGCCTATGGCGCGGTTAACTTGACATCTTCAGATGCAGTTACTGGTGCATTACCATTAACAAACGGTGGTTTAGGTGTTGATGCATCTGATGCCGCTGGCAAAATTACTGCTCGTTCAAACTTAGGTTTGGGCTCAATGGCAACTCAAGCGGCTAACTCAGTAGCGATTACTGGTGGTACAATTGATGTTTCGGGTGGTACTTTAACTCTAGCAAACGACCAAATCTCTGGTGATAAAGTTTCTGGTGGTACAATTGACAATGCTTCACTTTCGGGTGGTACTGCAAAAACTATCTCTGGTTATGACATTACTTTAGCATCTGGTAAAACTCTAGACGTAGACGGTGCAGTTGATATTGACGCTTCGGCAGGTTCAGCAATGGACAACGTAGCAGTTGGTTCTACTACATCAGCGGCTGGTACATTCACAACTATGACATCTAATTCAGTAGATATCAATGGTGGTGCAATTGACGGCTCAACAATCGGTGCTAACGTGGCGGCAGCAGGTACGTTTACTAACGTAAATGCAACTGGCACAATAAAAACCGACACACTAGACAACTACTCTGGTACTAACATTGCGGTTAACGCCCCATTGGATATTACTGGTGACGTTGGTGTAACAGGTTCAGTTACGGCAACAGTAGCAATGGTTTCTGACACAATTAGTGAAAGAACTGGCGCGGCTGGTGTTACAATTGACGGCGTATTGTTAAAAGACAACGGTATGACAGCAACTGGTACTACAACACTTACAACAGGTGTTATTACTACTGCTGACATTAACGGTGGTGCGATTGATGGTACAACTATCGGTGCGGCTACTTCAGCGGCTGGTACATTCTCACAGATGACTTCAGCAAATGCTCAAATCTCTGGTGGTTCAATCTCTGGAACTGGCGTTAACATGACAGGTCAAACTTTGACTCTTGATAACGATGCTATTTCTGGTGATAAAATTGATGGCGGAACAATTTCTAACTTCGCTTCAACTGGTATCGATGATAATGCAGACCAAACAGTCCTAACTTTAGGTGCTGATGAGTCGGCTTCATTTGCTGGTGCAGTAACAGTTACTGGTGACTTAACAGTTAACGGTTCTGTAACTTCAATATCTTCAACTAATACTACTATCGAAGACAACAACATTACGTTAAATAATGGTGAGTCTGGTGCTGGTGTTACTGAAGGTTCAGCAGGTATTACTATCGACCGTGGTACTGCGGATGACGCAACTATTCTTTGGAATGAAACTACTGATAAGTTTGAATTCAAAGTTGGTACATCATTAGCAGACCTAAGCGTTTCTAGCCTAGCAATGACTGGCATTGATGTAGATACTATCGGCGACCTTAATGGTGGCGGTATTACTGTAAACGATGCTATTAACTTTGACGCGGCGGCAACGTTTGATACTACAATCGGTGTTGACACTATCAACGAACTAAGTTCAGGTGTTGGTGTTACTGTTGATTCAGTATTACTAAAAGACGGAAGTGTTACTGGTGGTTTGACTGCGGAAGCAGGCGACACTGTTGACGTTTCTGCGGCAACTCTAACTTTGGCTAATAATCAGATTTCTGGTGATTCAGTTGAAGGTGGTACAATTGCAGGCATCACAATTACTTCATTAACGGCAACTTCGGCTGACGTTGATGGTGGTACTATTGATGGTGCAGTTATTGGTGGTGCTTCAAGTGCCGCTGGTACATTTACAACAATGGCTTCAGACTCAGTTAATATTGACGGCGGCGCTATTGATGGCACTATTATTGGTGCAAACACGGCGGCAGCAGGTACATTTACTACTGCTACTGTAACAACTGCCGATATTAACGGCGGTGCAGTTGACGGTACTATTATTGGTGCTAATTCATCTGCGGCTGGTACTTTCACTACAATGACATCTGATTCAGTTGACATTAACGGTGGTGCCATTGACGGTGTAACATTATCATCAAGTTCAGTGAACATTGATGGTGGTGCGATTGACGGAACAGTAATTGGTGCTAACACATCAGCGGCTGGTACGTTCTCTACACTTTCTACAAACTCTGCGGCTATCACTGGCGGTACAGCGACATTATCAAGTGGTACAATCACTGCAATGTCATCATCTAACGTTACAATTACTGGCGGTTCTGTTGCTGGTACTGACGTTGATATGACTGGTCAAACATTGTCACTAGATAACGACTCTATCTCAGGTGATAAGATTCACAATGGTACTATGTCGGGCGTTTCATTGGCAGGTTCTGCTGATACAATGTCTGGTTATGATATTACTGTGGGTGCAAGTCGTACACTTGATGTTTCTTCAGGTACATTAACACTAGCGGCTAACCAGATTTCTGGTGATAAAGTTCACGGTGGTACTATATCTGACTTTGCGTCAACTGGTATGGATGATAATGCAACTTCAACGAAGTTAACATTGTCAGACACTACTGCAACATTTGGCGTTGCTGGTGACTTCGGTTCCAACGACCTAGATGCAGGTGCTTCTACTTTAGCATCATTATCTGTTACAGGTAATGCTTCAGTAAGTGGTAACCTAACAGTTTCAGGTTCAGTTACAACTACTCTATCTGAGACAGTGAACATTGAAGACAATATTATTGTTCTTAACTCTAACCATACTGGCGCTCCTTCACAGAACGGCGGTGTTACAGTTGAACGTGGTACGTCAGATGATGCTCACATTAATTGGAACGAAACTACAGACAAGTGGGAACTACTTGAAGGCTCATCTGCGGCTGACCTTGTAATTGGTGACCTAACTGTTTCTGAAATCGCTCTAACAAATGAACTTCCATTAAACATGGGTGGTACTCATACTGATACTTCAGGTTATGCGGCTAACTCACTTATGGTAATGAGTGGTTCTGCAGGTGTTTCTGAACTTGCTAAAGGTTCAAATTCAACTGTACTTAAAGTTGCGGCAAACGGTACACTTGGTTATGCTAAAGTCGATATGACTGCTGACATAACTGGCACTCTTCCTATAGCGAATGGTGGTACAGGTATCACATCAGCCGGTTCTGATAACAAAGTAATGATGTCTGATGGTTCAGCATTCGGTATGGAATATGTAGGTCACCTACGTAATACATCTGGTGTTGTTGCTATTGACGGTACTGGTGTTTCTTCAGGCTCTGGTGAATATATCGCAATTACAAATGCTACTGGTAAAGTAACTCTAACTGCCAAAAACGCGGCGGCATCTGGTGCTGTAGACATGTATCTACAAGGCCAAGGTGGCGGTGACGTATTTATTGTTGGTCAATCTGGCGAAGCCTTAATTCAAGGTGAAGACGATACAGACCTAACAGTAGGTGGTGGTGATTCTTCTGCTGGTGCGGCTGGCGACCTTATCCTTAAAGGTGGTAACGGCACAGGCGGTAACGCCTCTGGTGCAGTTATCGTTAAAGGTGGTAACGGTGGTTCAGCAGACGGAAACGTTCAGATTAAAGGTGCAGATGACACAGCAATCGCTACTTTTGTAGAGACTGGTAGTGCAACTGACTCTTTAACTGTTACTAACGGTACTGGCGGTGTAGAACTAGCAATGGCTGGTGGTACAAACGTCAATATGAATCTTGCTCCTAAGGGTTCTGGTCTAGTACTAGCACCTTCAGGTTATGATATGTCAGGTGGTGCGGACCACGCACTAGCATCAAAAGGATATGTAGATGATAAAGCATCACAATCAGGTTCTTCTGGTACAAGACGTGTATCATTCTCAGCAAATGGTTCATCATCATTTACAATTGGCACAATGGCTAACATTTCAGGCAAGTCTTACTACGTAAGTCGTGTTCTTGCAAAAGTTACTACTGCGTTCGTTGGTTGTGATGAGTTAGTTGTTTCTGACGGCACAAACACTCTAATGACTACAACTGATGCTGACCTTTCTGAGGGCGGTTTATATATTGTAGACTTAGGTTTTGAAAATGCGACAACAGGTGGTGCTACCCTTACTGGTACACTTCAGAATGGCGGCGCATCTGCTTCACCAACAACTGGTGTTGTGATTGTTACAGTAGAATACAAGCAAATCTAATTTGTAAGTAATCTATAATAACTATTACCATCAAGGTGATATAGAAAGGGGGGCTAAGGCTCCCCTTTTTTATTCTTATAGCCAAATTATTTGTTTAGTAATATTCGCATTTAAGATAAATACATACAGAACTAAATCTTTAACGACAGACTTAATTAATTAGGGCTGACATGAAATAACGAACGTTGAGGAACGACAATGGCTGTAACGATTAATGCGAAAGGGACTAGTGTCCCTTACTTTAAAATTGGAAAATCTGGAACCACCTTTTATCAAGGAGATGCGGACCCGAGTAGCACGTATAGTGTAAACACAAATGACATTTGGTTTGATACATCAAATGGCACAGTAAAGTTTAGGGTCTCGAATTCTTGGTCTGGTATTACAACAGCATCAGATTTAACTGTAACTGGCGACTTAACAGTTCAAGGAACAACGACTACAGTAAACTCAACAGAGATACAAGTTCAAAATACTTTAAAGTTTGAAGGTTCTTCTTCAAATGAATACGAAACAACTCTAACAGTTGTAGACCCAACACAAGATAATGTAATCACTATACCAAATGCAACCGACACTTTGGTTGCTAAAGATACAACAGATACATTAAGAAACAAATCAATTAATCTAGCGAATAATACTTTGTCAGGCTCATTATCAGAATTTAATGTTGCATTGTCAGGTGCTGATTTTGTTTCGTTAGATGGCACTGAAACACTTACAAATAAAACTCTTACTAGTCCTGTATTAAACGGAACAGAGATGACACCAACAGGTGCTATCGTTATACCAGTAGGAACAACAGCACAAAGACCAGGAACAGGCGTTGTTGGTATGATGCGTTTTAATTCTGACATAGATGCTTTTGAAGGTTACAATGGTGCTTCTTGGGTTAAACTTGGTGGCATGACTCCATCAAATGATTCCAGAGATAATGGTTTAATTACTGATAATGAAGTCTTTAATGCGAACTATGGTTCTATTACTGATACTGATACAGCATCATACACACTAGACAGAGGTCTTGTATCTGATAGTGATACAGTTTAATTATACTGTAAATTTAGATAAATACTATTAACAAGAGTTCGGAGATACTATTATGGCAAAGATACATGGAGCCGCATCGGCAACTGAAAGTTTATCTGGTAACATTAATTTTTATACAATGTATGTAAAGA